GGCGGTATTGGTTGGTCGGTGAAGGGTTGGAAAGACGGCGCCCATGTCGCCGTGGTGGAGTCGCGGGATGTGGTTCTAACTTCCGCGAACGAGAAGTGCTCGATCGATATCGATGATGTGCAGAAGGGCGTAAAGTCGGTAACGGAATATGCGGCCGCGCGCATGAAGGCAGCGGAAGACGCAGCCGCCAAGGCAACCGAGAAAGCCGGTAAGCATTCCGGTAACGCAATTACGATCATGGCCGCGCCATTGCCACCGGAAGACGAGCAGTGCGCAGCGATAAAAGAGGAGCAGGAAAACTATGTTAAAAGCCGCCATACTGGTTCTTAGCCTGGCCGGGTGCGCTGGTCCGGTAGTTCAAACGAAGGTAATTGAAAAGCCGGTTCCAGTACCGTGTGAGGTACTGCTACCTGAAGAATGTAAAGACGCCTACGCGGTAGACAAGGTATCGCCGCGCGATGACCCGATGACCATAAACCGCGCATTCCGGGCCGAGATCGAGGAAAGGACCGCTTGCGAGATCAAGTTACGGGCCGCGTTGACGGGGTGTAATAAAAGACTTAATTAAGGAACTTTTTACCATGTGTTAAACACCGAACATTGCACATGATAAAAATATGGGTATAATTACTCCCGCGTACCGACATCCGTCGGTTACGAATCCCACATAAGAGGAGTAATTAAAATGTTCGTATCCGCCGCCCTCATGCAGAAAGACGCTGTAAGTACCAAAACCAAGACAAGCCCAGAGAAAGAAAACGGTATACTGATCGCTACCGATGTAGCGAAAGCGAAAAGGGGGAAGGGGATAGTACACTTCGTTCGCATCCGTATTGGTAGCGAACTGGCGAAGAAAGCCAAATTCGAACCCGGGATGAAGGTCGATTTGCTGATCGGTAAAGATGAGGATGCAGGCAAGGGTATGCTTGTGCGAGTACCGCCCGACCACGAAACAGGCTGGCTTCTGGCAGGACTGCGCAGAACCGCCGCCGGGGAACAGCCTTTGCAGTTACGCTACACCTGGCATGTGAACCATCCGTCGATCGCGGAACCCGCACTGAGCACCGAAGTCAAGGCGTCGTCGAAAGAAGGAATATCGTTCCGGTTCCCTGAAGGCACGAAGTTTAACGAGTTGGCCGTAGAGACTGAAGTCCAACCGGAATTAATGTTCCATCGCCGGTCAACGGATAAACCCCGCCGGAAGGTGGCTTGATAAAAACTCGGTGCGCCCTGGTACTGTTCTCATATTAAGACCGCAGTAGCGGCATAGAATAGTATCGGGGAAACCAAAGTAAACAGCAGCGCCCACAGCATCCTCTCGTCAAGCCGCGAAAATCCGCCTTCCCCTGATAGAAATTTCTGCCACCAGTTACGTTTTGTGCCCAATTCATTCGGCATATCGATTTTCCCCCTTATGACATTGCCGTGCGGATTTTTCTGCCACACATCTGCGTTTTTGGCACTTTGTTGCACTTTTTGCAGTTCGTAACCTACTGATTTGTATAAGAATCAATACCACCCCGAGTAACTTAAAATCCCTCGGGGAAACCCATGCCGGTTCGATTCCGGCTCCGGGCACCAAGAAAATCAAGGACTTACGACTTGTACCCCTCGGGGGTATCACTAGGGGGTGCGGATCTTTCTGCCACGATTGGCAACCCTAAAATCAATTTCTTTACCCGTTCGGGGTAAAGGTGCGAATACCGATCGGTGGACTGTACCGAATCGTGGTTCAATACATTCCCCACTTCCCCCAGCGTGGCGCCGGTTGACAGCAGGGCGGACGCGAGCGAATGCCGCTCGTCGTGGATGCGTATGTGGCTCATTCCTGCGGCCCTACGCGCGGCCCAAAACCGCTGGTAGTAGTATGAGTCACCCCATTGGAACGGAATGAACTGTAGCGCCCAGGATGCGTTAGGATGCACCGGGATCATGTGCGGGGTACCGTTCTTGCTGTCCGGGATACTGATCCACGGTTGCCCGTCCGCCACCAGGATTTGGTCGGCCTTCAACGTGAGTATTTCCGACCGCCACCGCAGGCCCGTGTAAAAGGCAAGAGTCAACAGGGCTCGCGTTTCGGTATCTTCGCAGTGTGCGAGCAGCTTATGGTGGAACGCATCCTGGGTGACGTACACGTGCCGCTTGTTGTTCACCTTCGGCATTATCATCTTGTCGGTGTAATCCCGATCCCCTAGATCGTGGTCGGTGTACGCATACCGCACCGCCGCCTTCAGATACGCCAACCGGTTTTTGACAGTGGCGGGTGCCAGGTGCGGATTTTCTTGCACGTATTTTTTAGCGACGGCACCCAGCGCGTCCAACCGCTTCCCGGTAATGTAGGGCAGAAGATGCGCCATGTCCTGGGCGGCTTTGGTACCGTTCTTTAAATGCGGTATTTTGTGGTCAAGGTATAACTGCATGGCTTCACTTATTCCTGGTATTGGCTTCTCTATCCCGCTCGCAATGGCGTACAGGCGGGCGCTTTCCTGTAGGTCAAATGCTCGGGCTTGATTTTCACTCCAGCCTTTCGGAAGGAGTTTAGAAGTGCGGTATCGTTCTCCGTTGGGAAGTTTCCTGTTGAATTCGAAGCGCCAGCATTTCTTACTTTTATCGTATCTGATCGGCATGATTGTCTGTAGGCGTCAAGTGACGCCGTATCGAAGCGCGTTACGCGCGGGCCGTATATGATACGAGGGATTTTTCCCTGTTGCACGAAATAGTAGAACGTCCGAAGAGAAAGCCCCAGATATTCAGCGGCTTCAGGGGCTTTCAGATCGCGGTTGGGGGTTTGGGTCATGTGCTGGTGCGGATTATCTGTTTCGGATCGGGATTGCAATCAGGATGTCTTACCCATTCCCGATCGCTGGCACAGGTACCTTTAATCAGCAGTTGCCGGTGGTTGTCTACCCAGCCGGTGAACGCAACCGTGGTTATGAACCAGGCGACCAGGAACCACGGGAGGGTCATTCGTAACTCCGTTCTTCTGGTATGAACCGTTCCACCGCGCGAAAGTGGAACACTTCCTGTTCCTGGTAACTTACCTCTTCCTCGGGTGTATCCAGGTAAGGGTAATCGATCCCGATATCTTCGCTTGTGTACCTTGTCATGTCACTATCTCCTGTAACCGTAATTGGTAGTGAAACTGTATCAGGAGATAGTAACCGTGTCAAGCACTTATTACGGTATTTTCAAGTAATCTCTGCATCTTCCGCAGTGTCCCTGTACAAGTCGCTGAAAGTGTTCTCCGCACTCCTTGCAAACACCCTGCCTACCAGTAGGCATGTGTGCAGCTTTCACCCGTATAAGCGCCATCCGGTCGTTGAAAATTACGTTATCGCGCGCGGTTTCCGAACTGGCGATGTCTGCGTCATCGGCCATAACCTAACTCCTTAATCCAAGTTGTTTTTCAAGTTCCTTATCCCGCTTCGGAAGTGGGCACCAGGCGATCCAGCCGAGCCCTTTCTCCCAGCACCCTATCGCTACGCACCCTTCCTTGTGTAGAAGCAGCACTTTGGAATACTTATCTGGTGGCGCGGTGTACCGCCATCCCAGTTCGCTGTTCGGGGCAGTGGTTGGGTTCATTTTACTTCGTCAAAACTAACGCCGTTCCATACACCCATGTACTCAATTTTGGACTTATCACACCGTTGGCAGCGCCAGCCGTAAATCGCTCTGGTAACTATCTCCCCGATGAACCCCGGATACTGTGCGTACTTGTGATTAGTAAATCCCTGCCTTTTATGTAACCCCATCTTGCACAGTATGTTCAATGCCTTCTCCTTAACGCTTCAAGTAGTATGTCCTGTACTTCCCGTTTGGTTTCCACTCGTGCCATTACCAGTTCGTCTACCGTGTCACGCGCGATAATGTTGTGTATGAACACGTTCCGGTCATAGCCGGCTTGCAGTTGGCGGACTGGTCCGATACGTTCGAGTATCTGCAGGCGGTCCTCCAGATTCCACGTATGCCCAAAGAACACGAGTATGTTCCCGCCGTCCTGCAGGTTCAGTCCGTGGCCGGCGGATTGGGGGTGGGCGAACAGTACCGGAATGTCACCGCTGTTCCAGGCGGTAATAGTGGATGATTCCTTATCGAGATGACGTCCCCCGGGGAAATATTTGCGAAGTCGGGCAAGGTCGGATTTGAATTGGTACGCGACCAGAACAGGAGCTCCGGCCGCTTCTTCGATAATTTCGTCAAGGGCTTGGATTTTGGCATCGTGCAATTCCTTCCATTCTTTGGATTTCGGGTCGTAGTCGTTCTCTACCAGCGGGTCTACGTAGCAGGCGCCGTTCGCTATTTGTAAAAGCTTTTGTGTGCGGGCGGCCGCGTTGAAGGCTTCTATTTCGTGTCCGCTTTCCAAACGGATGAAAAAATCCTTTTCCATCTCGTCGTACAGCTTGCGCACCTTGGACGGGAGATCCACGTAAATGTTATTCACGATCGGTTCTTTCAAATCGAACCAGTCTTTCGCGTCTATCGTCAGGCAGAGATCCCCAAGCGCGGCTTGGATTTCCCGCTGCGTGTATTCATGCGGTTTAAGTGAGTGGCCGTCAAACGACGGAGCGAACCAGCGGTCCCGGAACCCCGTGTAGGTTCTACCCAACCGCTGGCCGGCGTCCAGAAACCACGTTTGCCCCCATAGGTCTTGTAGCCCGTTGGGTGCCGGCGTGCCGGTTAGATTCGTGAACCGCTTGATATGGGTGTGGGCAACCTTCGCCAGTGCCCGGGCCCGCTTCGTGCCTTGCTTCAACCGGAACCCTTTCAGCCGTGTGGATTCGTCCGACACAACATGGTCGAACGGCCACCGCTTGCCGAAGTGTTCCACCAGCCAGGGGATGTTCTCGTAATTGGTCGTGTAAATACTGGCGTCGTACTTCAACGCCTGCCGCCGTTCGGCTTCGCTGCCCAGTATCGGCATTACGCTGATGTGGCGAAGGTGGTCCCATTTCCTCGCCTCTTCCGGCCATGTGGATTTTGCGACCCGCAACGGGGCGAGAACCAGCTTGGGATGGTCATCGCCGCACAGGAACAGGTTATCCAGGGCGGTAAGTGTGGAGATCGTCTTCCCCATCCCCATGCCCGCCCATATAGCACAGCGCGGCACGTCCATGATGTGGGAAGTAATAAGCCCCTGGTAGGGGCGGGGGGTGTACACCTTGCGGCTCATTTTTTCTTTATTCGGTTTTCGTAGTATTGCTTTGACCGCTCAGAAGCACATTCCTTGCAGTATGCCTGTAGCGCCCGCCCGCTGGTTCCACCGTCGATAGACCGTGGCCGGGTCTTACACATGGGGCAGGTTACACAACGCACTTCCGGTGCCTTGCGAAACGGGGGCGGGGGTACGGTGAGCAGATCCAGCCATGTGGGCATGGGCGGCGGTGCAGTGGGGGTACAGGCTTGCTGTCTCACAACGCGAACTCTTGTTTGAAATCCACAGGCGCGGCCCGGAACATTTCGATTTCGCTTTCCTCGAAAACGGTATCCTTCGGGAAGCGAATCACGTCGGTCGCCCTACCGTTCACCAATCGGGCAAGCACTCTTTTCTTGTTGTCGATCAAAACCATTATTGGTGTTCTCATCTTGTTATTTCTTCCATGAAGTGGTCTATTAACTGGAACGTATCGAGCGTATGCACAGGGTCGCCGTGCTTCGCCATCCGTTCATGTTCCCTTGCCTGCTCCGGTCGCAATGTTTCCCCGGGTGCCTTCAGTTCTACCCAATGCCCACCGTGAAGCATAACCCTGCGATCCGGTGCGCCCCGCCTACCGATCCATTTACATTTCCGTATCTCCCCTCCGGCGTCCCTTACACGGGTTACCAGATATCGTTCTATATCACGTTCTCGAATTGCGGTCATACTCTTTCGCGCGTGCGTCCATACGGTCGAATATAGCGTATATCTTAAAATAGCACCGGACGATAACTATCGCCGAGCACACCATCATTACCAGCGGTACATAGAATATCCAAGGTTGGTCCGTTGGGAACGGTCCGCCGACCTTAAAAGCGGCCAAGTAAATAATTCCGCAAAGGGAGACAGCTACGAACCAGGGCATAATGCTGGTGGTTTTTAAGCCCATTCCCTAACCCCTTTCCGTATCTTCTGTCTCGGCTGGTAGGAATAGAACCCGTCTTCCCATTCGCTTGCTGACTTCTCATCATGGTACGGGTTGTCGTCCAGACTGAAACCCCTTTCGGCGGCACGGCGGCCGGCGTTGTACGGCGTGTTCACTTTAAAACCTCTTTTACATGTAGAAAGTTGAATATACGTCGAACCCAGTATCCTCTAACGATGGAAATGATAGTGAACCATGCCGCTATTACCATATTTGATCCTAGTGTCAGGTCTATACCATACGCGGGGAATATAGCTACTTGCGATATCACCGCAACACTGTAACCGATAATGGTACTCGTTATCGTTTCTATTACTGAACCGCGTTTCGATTGACTCATAGCGGAACCGTGAAGGAATGGTTTACCCACAAATAATAGTCAACGGCGCCGAGCAGGCATATCATGTACACCAAACCCTTTACGATGGGATCGGTCATCCGCCCGCCGTCCGGTTAAGGTAAAACTCCCGCGCCGTTTGCCATGTTAGCCATATCCGCGTAACTACCCGATGTTGATAACGACCCTTAATGTCCTTATCAAATGGAATGCCTGGAATCGTGCTAGAGATTACGGTTTCGAACTCTTTGCGTATTTCGTCTAATTCCATGCTAATCCTCCTGCTCTAATTGCTGTTCGGGTTCGGCACGTTCCCGTTTACTGGTAGCGTGAAGGTGTTTGAAAATCTTGTCGCCCAGCATCAGGTCGGGAATATTTACCGAATGGCGCGAGAGGCGTTCGGCGGCTTGGGTAAGCAGTTCGCGTTCGGTGCTCATAGACCCGCCATGATGCCGTCGATCCGGCGGAAAATAACTTCTATGGTCTTGTCGTTCAGGAGTGCGCGGTCGCAATCCTGGAAGGGGATCCCATTTTCCGATTCGTGAGCCGCTACCGGGGCAACATCATGCCGCCATACGTGTACCAGGGTTCCGTGGGTTCGGATGAACTCGGCTTCATTCGGGAACCGCACATCGGAAAAAACGATCCCTTTCACCGTGGGCACGTCTTCTAAGTTATTCAGTTCTTTTGTAACACGGATGAAATTTGCCGCTAGGCGGATCCATCCGTTTTCGGCTACACATTTGCGCATCCATTCGGTGCCGAGGGCTTGCGCCATTACGCGCGGGGATACGCCGAACACGGGATGGGGAAGTTCTTTCGTTTCCCGGTTATCGCAATCAACGCCGATGACCTTCAGCATCTCTTTTAACGGGCCCGCGAAACTGTATTTCACAAATCCGTAGTTCGAAACCAGGCGATCCGCTACCGTATCTTTCCCCGCGCCGGCCTTGCCTGTTAAACCGATTATTTGCATTTATTACCCCTTCCGATATCTGTAACTTTCGAAACCCGCAGCCGCTAACGGGAGTCCCTTACACCATGCTGGAACGGTTGACATTATACTTGATAACCGTGTCGCTGTAAAGAGTTCCGTATCTGGACACTGTGTAATGTCTTCGTCGTGTACCGACAATAGTAACTCAAACCCGGCATCTTCAATGGCTGGCATGCTGTAGTACATAACGTCCCTTGCAAATGCCTGTGTTACGTTCTCCGCAAGCTTCCCACCATAGGTCTTTATACGTGACCACTTACGGGTGTACTGGTTCATGCCCATATAGGAAATTTCGCCTTCGTCGCTTATTTTAGGGAACGGGTAGCACAGGGCGCGGCCGGAAGGTAGCACGATCCGCAACCAGGCACCGTCACGCCGCACCCGCAGCTTGCGGCATGGGAACGTATTCCCCCGCTGGTTAATCGCTTGCCGGACAGCGGCTTCAAGTTCTCCCCAAAAGGACGCCGTGCGGGGGTGCGCGGCGCGCCACAATCGCTTGAACACGTCGCACACAAGGAAAGCCCTGTCCGACAGCCCGAAGCGCGACATGCGCTTCTTATGCACCCATTCGAGGAACCCTTCGGCTTCGTGTACTTGCTCGCCAGGTAGGTAATCCCAAGCGTTCTCTGCCATCACTTCGATGTCGAACCCGTACGTGGCTGCCCCCGTTATGAACGCGCCTACCCCGCCCCCGTAACCCAGCATGAGTTCCATCACCTTGCCGATTTGCCGCTGGTCGTCGATAACATCTTCGTGGGGTGTGCGGAACGCCTTCGCGTACGCTAGTTTGTAGAGATCGGGACCGAGACGGATGGGCTTACCCTTGGCGTCGTGCCCGGTTATAGTGTCGAAGTCGCGGAACGCCTGCAGCTTCCATTCTTCTTCTGCTAGGTAGGCGAGCCCCCGGCCTTCAATGTTGGACAAGTCCGCCACTACCAGCTTCATACCCGGGGGTGCGATGATGCAACCACGGATCGCGGAACTGGTCAATTTCATTACGTTCGGGAAAATCAAGTCCGCGCACCCGGCTTTCAGGGCTTCAATACCGAGTTCTATTTCCTTTTTCGGTAGCAGTCCCCTGGATGGCAGGTTTTGCGGCTGGAACGTGCGGCCGGCGGCTCGCCCGGTACGAGATGCACCGCAGAACTGAATGGTGCCGCGTAGCCGGTCGTCATCGTTGACCGCGTTTATCAATGCCTTGTACTTCGTGGTGCTGGAAGCGGACGCCTGCAGGCGGATAGCGATAAGTTCCCGAACGCCGTCGGGTAGGTCAGGATCTTGTATCCGCCGTTCCAGGGTTGCTTTTTTCAGGTCGGGAAGGTCTATCCCGTATTCTTGCAGAACGTACTCGAGGAGTACGTCGCGTTGGGTAGTTGACTCTACGGCTCCCGCTGTATTTTCAGCCGTTTGCTTTCTGAGTTCGATTTGTTCTCGATCGACAGCTTCAATTGCCCGCCGGGACAGGTCAACGTCCACCAGGAAACCACGGTCATTAATCTTTTGATCGAGATGCCAGAGTCCCAATTCTGCTCCCCGGTAATTCCACCCGGGAAGTCTATTTCCAACTTTACGCATTGCGGCAATGTCTGATCTAGCATACTCGATAAATCGTTGCCATTCGGCGGGGTGTGTGTCACGGGTTGCTCTCCTTATCTTGGAAGTTTTTGGTCGGGGTTTGCAGAATAATTGTATGAGTGCCTTGCCTTCCTTGTGCTTGGCGGCGTCCGCTCCTGCCTTGAAGATATCGCAAAGCGCGTCCAGGCTTCCGGGTAGGGAGTGTGCCAACGCCTGAACCATGGTACAGCGCCACCGTTCGATCGGTATATCAAGCTTGAGCGCGTACTTCAGTACGTTGCGATCAAACATCGCATTGTGGGCGGTTATTATCTGTTCGGGGTTGTCCAGGTGCCGTTTCAGTTCGGCGGGGAACGGGATACCGATACGGTGTTTCTGGTCGAAGTAGGTAGCGTCCCAATGGTGCACGGGCCCGTCGTCCACCGCCCACGTAGCGATTAGGACTTCACATGTGGACGTGTAGCGGTATGTGCCGTGCTTGATCGGGGTTTCGCTGTACGTTTCGAAATCGAGCCAGAGCATCTTAGATCATGTCCGCGAAAAGTTTATAGATACGTTCTTCCTGAAGCGGGCCGTACGCTGGGTTGAGTTCGCAGCCTATGTACCGGCGTCCATGCGTAACCGCGACCATGGCGGTTGTGCCGGAACCCATGAACGGATCAAGCACGATGCCTTCAGGCGGGCTGCCTGCGAGCACGCAAGGGGTTATCAAGTCTGGCGGGAACGTGGCGAAGTGTGCGCCCTTGTATGGCTTCGTGGACACGTTCCAAACGCTGCGGCGGTTGCGGGTTTCTGCTTGTGGGGCCCCGTTTTTCTCTCTGCCGGACGGCGACATCCTGGCCGCCGCTGTGTTGTCTCTTCGTAAATGCCGGGTATCCCCGACCGTTACAGCCGGTTCCTTGATCGCTTCATGGTCGAAGTAATACCGTTCGCTCTTACTGAGCAGGAATATGTACTCATGCGATTTCGTGCAGCGGTCGGTTACGGATTCCGGCATGGGGTTCGGCTTCGCCCATATGATGTCCTGGCGAAGCCACCAGCCATCGGCCTGAAGCGCGAAGGCTACGCGCCAGGGGATTCCGATTAGGTCTTTGGGCTTGAGTCCCGCCACGGTGGGGCGCGTATTGTCGCTACCGTTGGCACTGGCGCGGTTCGTCCCTTGTTTGACCCCCTGGCGGGTGCCGTGCCCCTCTCTACCCGCGGCGTTGTAACTATCCCCTAAATTAATCCATAGCGTACCGTCATCCCGAAGCACACGCCGCACTTCGCGGAATACTTCCACCAGCTTCGCCACGTACTCGTCCGGGGTTTGTTCGAGTCCTATTTGTGCATCCACCCGCCGGGCGCCGCACTTTCTGCATCGACTTGCATCAACTCCTGGACGAACTCCGGTTGTTATAGCGCCGGGTGCCTTGTTGTCTTGTACCTGTCCGCCAACCGAATGCGAACAATCCGGTTCCCCGCCCTCCCATTTGGCCGTTCCATAATCACGGAGCCCGAAGTAAGGGGGTGAAGTTACGCAGGTATGTACGATCTTTTCGGGTAGTGCTTGAAGGGACTGTATGCAGTCACCGAAGAATATTTTGTTCATATCATGTCCGCGAACAGGGATACGCAAGCCGCTTCTATGCGGGCCTTGGCGATGGTGTGGTACGACTCGTCCATTTCTATACCCACGAACTTGAAGCCTTCCAGCATGGCCGCCTTGCCGGTGCTGCCGGAACCCATGAACGGATCCAGTACGGTGCCGCCCGGGGGCGTCACGAGCCGGCAAAGGTAGCGCATAAGGTCGGTGGGCTTTACTGTGGGGTGCGTATTCTGGCGTTCGGTCTTACCCCGCTGGTACGCATTGTCGGCGGCTACGGCTCGCCCGTCGCTGGTGGTGGGGGTGAAGTTTTCCAGCCCTTCGTTCCGGTCTTTCTTGCTGGTTTTGGCACAGTAAAAGAAACGGGCGGCGCTTCCGGTGTCGCCGTACTGCGGTCCGCATGGGTCGTTACTCTCCCCACTCCATATGCCGCCGGTGCCCTTTGGCTTCGTCTGTACCCCTGCCTTCGATTCAGGAAACAAAGCCAGAACCTCGTCGCTTCCGTCGTGGATCAGGTTTGCTGGAAATCTTCCGGTACGCTCCACGTTGATCTCTTTTTTCTCGCCCCAGCCGGTTCCCACACCGCCCCCGCCGCCTCTTATCACGTGTGTCTCTGTGCCTACCCTACAACCGTCGATATTAAGCGCCCCCGTACCGTGCGCCAGTACATTAGCCGCAACTGTCAAGCCCTTGACCAGCGGTTTGCGGGCGACGCATATCGGTTCATGGGCTGGTTTCAGCGCGGTTCCCCAGCCTTGCCATTGCTTTGCGGCTTCGGTTACTGGATTGGGATAAATATGCGTCACCGCGTTATAGTCCCCGTAATCCGTCGTGTTTATAGAAGCCGTTTGTTTAGACGCTAAAGGGTTTGGTATCTTTTCCCGCTCCGCCCCCGCCGCCTTATCTATAGCCTTACTCACATCCAAAGACTTAGGGAATCCGCTTCCATATACCCAAAGGATTTGGTCCCGAACCTCGAACCCCGCATCCTCGACCGCGCAGGTCATGCGATGGTATGTTCGCGATCCGCTGAACGCGAGCAGGTGCCCGCCTGGTTTCAGTACGCGCAAGACTTCTTGCCACATGGCAACACTGTAGGCTATGCCCGTCTTATCGAAGGCCATGCCCATAAAGCCAATCTCATACGGGGGATCACAGACTACGGAATCAATACTGTTCTCTGGAATGCTGCGGAGTTCGTGCAGGCAGTTACCTAAATGAAGTGTATACATAAGTTCCTGTTTTGCGTAACCGTTTACGTTCTACAAACCGATTCCCCAAATTGCCCGTATATGAATTACTGCCGGACGGGTTTGCGCACCGCTGCCCCTTGCAATAACGGCGCGGGAGGGGACAGCATAGCGATAAGGGGCGATCATGCGGGAGGTAAGCCCCGCGGTGAAACAGTAGGAAATCCGGCAAACCGCTAGAATTCTGGCGCCCTAAGAAGGAATCGAACCTCCAACAATCCGGGTAGAAACCGGTTGCTCTGTCCATTGAGCTACTAGGGCACTGGTGAAGAGTGCGGCGGGATTTGAACCCGCGATAACACCCCCGGTGGGTTCGCTTAGCCTCTCAGCGTTCTACACTCTTCGGTAAGGGCACCCGAGGTCGTCAGCCCCGGCGAAGTGTGACTCAATGCCCTTACCGAAAAATCCCGCTTACCGTTATACGGGGTTGCCACATTACGCAACGGCTACCGGTTGATTTTAGATCATATCCGCCGTACCGAACTCGTCGGCGTCCGCGCCTTCGCTCAAATCTTCGAAGTCGTCAGGATTGGCACGGCTGCCGGCGAATGCGTCACCGTCCTTGAAGAACTGAACCGCGAGCAGGGAAGCGCGGATCCCGGGGAACTTGCCGCCTTGCACGTAAATGTCAACCGAACCATTCACGTAGCAGCCTGCGTACGGCTTGCCGCTGTTCACGTCCAGCGGTTGCTTGTTGCGGTCAACCACCAGCGGGGCGCCCTGCTTCTCGCCGCGATGTGCGGACAGGTACATCATGTCCGCGAAACCGTCGTAATCCTTGACGTTCCCATCCAGGTAACAGAACTTGGAACTGTTGCCTTCGTAGGTCTTGAGCATTGCCGGTGCCTTGGCGGCGTACGCTGCCGTCGCTTCGGTCTTGATCGCTTCGCGGATCGCCTTGTCGTTCGCACTGCCGGGCTCCACCAGGAAGGTGGCGCCGTAACGTGCGTTGTCGCTTCCTTCAAACTTTTTAGCTTCCCACAAGTCGGGAAACGCCAGTCTTACACCTTTAAGTACCACCTTCATGTTTGAACTCCTTATAATGTAACCAACAGCGATTAATGTATCACTAGATACTGTCCCTGTCAAGGGTTATATCATGTCCTCGTACATCGCTTCCCGTGTTAAATCCTCGAATGCGTCCGCAACTGGCGTTACCACAAGCGCGGGGCGTTTGTCGGACTCGGGGGCTACGCTGGGCGATCCTTCTGCTTGTGTGATGTAAGCGGACAGCTTCGGCCATTGGCGCGGGCCGATAACCGCTGCCTTCGCCAGTTTCTCGGCCGATGTGGGGCTTATCAGCTTCAGGTCGTACATTTCTTCGACCTTCAGTTTAAAGCCCTTCAGCATGGCTTCCGCCTCTTCCTTGCTGGTCCATTGCCGGTTCCCTTTCTTGCCCTGTACCAGCTTGTAACCAGGCACCGGGCGACCGGCGAACAGTTCCGCTTCGACCTTGGCCCGTACCGCCTTGCACCAGTCTTCGATTAGCGGTAGGGCGTTCATTTGACTGCTCAGATCGACCGGTGTTAAACACTCTAGCGTGCTTTTCTCCGCGTCTCCGAACGGGTGCGATATGTCGTCGAAATCCATGCCGATCGTGTTCTGAACGAATCCAGACAACGCCGGACAGGTAGCCCGCGCCTTGCAGTAATTGTTCCGGCAATGGTCACCAGGTACCAGGAACGCGGTAACTTCACACCCTTGGTCATAAAGCGCCTTCGCCTTTTGCGCTTCCAAGGCCGCGGCCCGGACTTCCATTCCGAACGCCTGTAATTCATCAACTGTGCATGACCACTCGGGAAAGTGGCCGATGCGCGGTTGGATAATTACGGTTCGGACGGTTTCGAAGTCCCCAAACATCGAGAACTCTTTCAAGGCTGCCAGGGCGTAGATCATTAGCTGCTTGTTGCGGCTGCCGTTCACTTCCCGCATTCCGTACTTGAGATCCGCGACTATTATTTCCTTGCCTTCGATATCGAGTATCACCGCGTCACCGGTACCGCAGGCGTCTTCTTCGCCGGTGACGTGGCTAATACTCATCCGCTGTTCGACGAGTAGCATTTTTCCGTCCGCGTACTCCCGTACCTTGTCGAGGTACGTTTGCACGTGGCCGCACATATCGCCGTCGATATTAAAGACATTGCCCATCTTCACGTCGGGGTACTTGTATGCGCAGAATTTCCAATCCGCTTTACCGTTGAAGATTGCAATATCCTGCGTCCAGAAGTCCTCCGCGTTCTTGTTCTCTTCCAGGCACAGCGCCGCCAGGAAGTGCGCAGCGGTTCCCTCGTCGCTGTAATCGTTCGACGAGTCGGGCTCGAGGGCTTCCAGGGCGGGGGCGCCCGCGCAAGTCATCCATTTTTCCGCCCCGGAGGGCGAGAGTCGTGCGTGTTCAGCCATTATTGTCCTCCGTCCAACATTCGTCGCTTTCTTCCTGGTTTCTCGGATTACCTGGATGAGTACAGGAATCACACGGCGGCGAGATAAAACAAGAGCAATTTCCCGCCCCGTAGATACTTACAAAATCATCCCGGTCGCTTTGCGCGTCTTCGGTAAGAACTCGCGTCATGCCGCCACCTTGTTGAGCGCTACCCTGCGTTCCATCTCTGCTATGGCTTCGGCTTCCGATCTCTTCACTACGGGGGCGGTTGACTCAGCCGCCGCCTTGATGTCTTCGAGCACGGCCACAAGCTTGTCGGCCGGAACCAGGGATAATTTGGTTACGTTCCACTTCTTCAGGATCGCGGCGCCGGCGTCGCGGCCCTTGTCCACACACAGCTTACTGAAGACCGGCACGACATCTTTCATCAAATCCACGGCAATAGGCTCTTGAACAACGGGCGCCGGATCCGATTGGGGCTCGGCACCACTCAGGGACGAAACAGGGTTCGCCGCTGGGGCAGGTGTGGGCTTTTTTGCTTCGGGTTGCTCCACGATTTTCAAATCGGCCGCTATTGAACCGGGCAAGGGGCCTTTAGGGGCTGCCTCTTTGGCGGCTACCAGGTCGGCGGTCATTACCGCGATTAAGTCACGGATTGCTGCGGTGTTCGCTTCGATTGCTTGTTCGAGTGACATAGTTACTCCTTTGTGGTTAAGCGTTCCAATCGTCGATAACGTTCTTGATACCTTTTACTGCCTTGAAGCACACCCAGGCCGTAAGCAGTAGCACGGCTATGAATGTCGCCCCTTCGGCGAGTAGCCATACCCAATCGCGGGTAGTCATGTCGTCCATAGGTTAGGGTTCCTTTGTTGTTGTTGTTGTTGTTGTTGTTTTTGGAAGTGCGGCGCGCAGATTCCCCGGCCCGTAGATATGCAGCATTCCCGGCGCTAGCGGCTGGTGCTCGACTACGTACCTTTCCTTTCCTGCAAGAGTTGTGAAGGCTGCAACAACGACGCCCTCCAGGTGGTAGTCTCCGGTGCATTTTTCAACGCGATCACCGATCTTAAATTCGCTCACGATTTCCCCTCCAACGCGGCGCGGAGATTTTCCATTTCTTCGTGCATCATGTGTCGGGTAGACTTGTCAACGAGTATATCTATATGATCGTAGATTTCTCTAGCGGCCTGCCGCAGTTTGTCGGATGGCGGGCTGGTGTATAGCCACGTGACTTTATCCTCATACCCTTCCCAGCACCGATTGCCGTTGAATATTTGTGAGCCATACATCCAAGCCACCGGCTCAGCCTCCTGCGCTGGCGGTGTCGGGGCGGCTGCGTGCATCACATTAAATAACTTTATTACTTTGCTCCTGTCTGTAAGGTAATCTACGCAGCCACTATCATAAGCCGCTCGGATCATCTCTTCTGTCGGCTCAACCGGCACTAATTGCCATCCTTTCATCTCAGTATCCCCCATCCAGTCCCGGGCGTCCCCATCCCTGGTTACGCATGTGCTCTTGATGTTGCTGGTACTGTAATTGCTGTTGTTGCTGTTGCAACTGGTCTTGTATTTGCTGTTGCTGGTATTGCCGGTTCATGCGCCGCTGCAGGCCGTAGTCCAGGGGCTCGATTACTTGGGGGATGTACACCTTCTGGCTTTGTTCCATATCCCGCTGCAGTTGGTGGTACGCCGGATTGTCCTTCCAGGACGGTAACTCGGCACGTACCGGCTGAATGAAACTGAAAGCTGTATAAACTGCCAATGCTATCAGGTAGGTTTTCATCGCCCATTCTCCATCCGGTCCCGCGCCCACTGGACGATCGATTGTACGTCCTTGCCGATGACCCTGTACCGCCGGTCGTGTGCGACCTCTCGTTCCATCCGCTTCAAAAACTCCTGTTCGAGAATGCTTAGGAAGGGGTGTTCCTTGGCGAATGCTACCAGTTCGGCGTTTGTCATTTCGCGTATGCGGCTTATTGGTGTTACCTGGGTGT